TGGTGGACAGCGACGGGTACATCAAGTGGTGTCCGCATAATTTGCTGACGTATTCAGAAGATTTTTCCAATGCCGTATATACAGCAAATAACTGCACCATTACATCAGGGGGTTTGCTGACTGCAACAGGTGCTGCTTCTGTATATGTAGATAGGTCAACGTTAGCTACAAATAGTTATGGAGATTTTACTTTAGAGGCTAGAGTTGAACAAGGAACTGCTCGTTATTTTTATATAAGTTGGCAACGATATAATAATTCAAATGGTGGTGCGTTTTTTGATTTGGATACTGTTTCTGTCACGCGAGTTGACAATTTTACATCCTCTACTATACCGGATGCAACAGCTAGTATTGTTGAAAATGCAGATGGGTCTTTTACGTGCAAAGTTACTGGTGCATTATCTATTACTTCCGGTTTATACTATTATGGAATTAGCCCAAATGACGGCACTGGAGTAAACTTAACAAACAAAACCGGGGCAATTCCAGTTGTTACTACTGGTGACGTAACAGGTCAAACAATAACAATCAAGCATGTTGCGGGATACAGGTCTGACCTTGGTGGTATTGTAGAAAATCCTGATGGTGGAACAGGGCAAGCCACCTACGTCCCCACCACCACCGCAGCCAAGTACCTCCCCCGTCGCGGCAACTACGTTTACAACGGCAGCTCTTGGGTGAACAAGGGCATCCAGTTGGAGACGGAGGCGAGGACGAATTTAACCTCACATAGCACTGAGTTTACAAACGCAGCTTGGACTACACAATCCGGCACTTCATTTACTGACAATGACGCTACAGGTCCAGATGGAGCAACTTCTGCTTCTACTATGGATGAAGGCACTGACACAAGCTTCAAGAGAACCTACGATAGATTCGACGGCATATCAACTTCGCAGCCTTACTGCTTTAGCGTCTATCTGAAATATGTTGATCGTCAGTGGGCCAGAATATCCTTTACTACATCTTCTTTCAATAATGCTGGCTATATGGACATAGACCTTACAGATGGGTCGGTTGTAAATACCGGTTCAACAGGATCGGCCACGCTGTCTGACTACGGTGTTATTGACTGCGGAAATGGTTGGTACAGGTGTTTTGTCGTAGTCACGTTACCTTCAACCCCAGGCTTTGCAGAAATTTATATGCGTGATGATACTACAAATCACACAACCACAGCAGCTATGGCCTACACTGGTACAAACAAGACGATGCTAGTTTACGGGGCGCAAATGGAGCTTAACGCATATACTCCTTCAAGCTATATCCCCACTTCTGGCGGTACTGTCGCCCGTGCTGCGGAGACACTGACGATTGCTGCTGCTAATATGTCGGCAAGCACTAGTGCGATGTCTTTCCACATGAAGGGGACGATGGATTATACGGATTTGACGACATCTGTTGATGGAGATGGCGCGTCTGGTGAAGTAATCCCCTATCGCTGGTTTACTGACGCGAGCAACTTCATTTCAGCGGCTCTTGATACCGACACAGGCGGAACTGGCGGTTGGGTTTGGGAGCAAGAGGACGCCGGAACAAACGATGCAGTTAGCGGCAGCGCAAGCGAACTTGCTGCTGGCGTAAATGTAGCATTCAACATTGCTGCTAGACACACATCAAGCGCATTGAATGGTGCCAGTGCAGGAACTGCCGCAACAGAAAACAGCACCCCAACAACGCTGGATAACTTGTCTGCGGTCAACTTTGAGAGCGGGTACAAGCTAAACGGCAACATCACCCTATTCCGCCAGTGGGCAGTTGACCTTGGCGACACCGGCATAGCAACAGCGAGCACGTAAGGAACTCTTCGTATGGCTATAGATCTCGTAATGTGGGCGAATACCAAAGCTGACTTTGCCAACTTCGCCCGCACCAATCCACCCGCTAACCCGCTTCAACAGCAGCAGGGTGTAGACGAGCAGGGCAATCCTGTCTGGGTCAACCGCCCCGGCCTGACGTATTGCTGGTGGGCTGGCTCTGGTAAGCTGATGACGGCCGAGGGAACCTATGACGGCGATGGCAATGAGCTGACACCGCCAACATTCCTGCCCGGCTTTGTCGCACTCGTTCGTGTCTACGGAGAGTTCTTCGATAACCAACTCATCAAGTTGGGCGACCCAGATTGGGTAGAGGATGACCAGCTAGAACAGTGGGGTCGCAATCGCATTGCCAAGTACGTCAAGGAGAACGGCACACCGGGTACTATGGGTACCCTGCCCTACTATGAGATAGACTCTGTACGCCTCTTCCGGGCTGCAGACGTATTCGAGTGGCTACGCAACAACAACCTGCCACACCACGAGTGGCTTGGTGGTAACTCTATCTAACGGGTAAGTACATGTATGACGGACAGGTTGACAGACGAGGAGCTTGAGGAGTGGAGGGCTATAATTGCAGCCTTCCCTCAGCAGGAGAGGGAAAAGTGGCAGACCCTTATGAAGTCAGGTAGGCTGCTATCTATCGTAGTTTTCTTGGATGGAGCCTCTACCAGTCTGGAGAAGTTTGGTGCCTTCGGCATCTGGTTAAATAAGGTACTCAAGGGTATCTTCTACATGGTAGCTGTTGTCCTGCTGTTCAAGGTAGTAGTTTCAGGCGAGATTGCTTTAGGTGAGATATGGAAACTATTCATAAAGTAGTCCGCTGGAAAAGTCGGTTCGTGCTCAAGTGGTGGCCTATGTTGGCTTTTATTTGGTGCACACTCTGGTTTGTCTATTCTTTCTCACCTCTGGAACAGGGAGACGCCTACGTAAGAACTATCTCTCCTACAAAGTTTGAGTATTCTAACGTATCCAGAAAGCCTTTCCCTTCTGAACTTATTTGCAGAATTGAAGACAGCATTACGATAGTAGAGAGTAACGTAGGCGAAAGCCACCAGAGAAACCTCAGACAGGATAACTGGGGTACAGGTGATTCAGACTGGACTACTTGGAAAGTAACAGGAACAATCCCTTTTGGAGCCCATACTATGGTAATCCACAAGAAACTTACATACAGGTGTCTAGGAGTTTTCTACAAGAAAGTTCTTACACAGAAACGAATTCTTGACATAGACATAAGACCCCGTTAAGGAGACCATCCTTTGAGTAAAGCTACGGTAGACCAAATCCGTGCAGCAGCAGAAGCAGACTTGGTAAACTTCATAAAGCTCGTACACCCTCAGAGGGTTCTAGGAGCAGTACACGAGGAGGTGATCCGGTGGTGGACTAGAGATGATGCGAAGAGTCACCAGCTTTTACTTCTGCCGCGTGACCACGGTAAATCAGCCCTAGTGGCCTATCGGGTGGCATGGGAACTCACGAGAAACCCTCACTACCGCATCTTGTATATCTCTAGTACTTCTAACCTTGCTGAGAAGCAGCTAGGCTTCATAAAGCAAATTCTCACTAGCAAGATTTATAACCGATTCTGGCCTGAGATGATTAATCCAGAGGAATCAAAACGTGAAAAATGGACTAACACTGAAATTTCTGTTGACCACCCAAAGCGCAAAGCTGAGGCTATTCGAGACCCAAGTATCTTTACAGCGGGGCTTACTACTACAATTACCGGGCTACACTGCGATATTGCCGTTCTGGATGACGTCGTAGTTAGGGAGAACGCTTACACAGAAGATGGGCGAGAGAAAGTCAGATCCCAATACAGCCTTCTTTCGTCAATTGAAGGATCTGATCCTAGAGAGTGGGTTGTCGGAACAAGATACCACCCAAAAGACCTCTACAACGACCTCCAGGCAATGGAGTACGAAGAGTACAACAAAGAAGGAGAAGTAGTCCGTACAGTCCCTCTTTACGAGACTATGGAAAGACAAGTAGAAGACAGAGGTGACGGAACCGGGGAATTCCTGTGGCCCAAGATGCAGAGGTACGACGGTAAGTGGTTCGGCTTCGACTCTGCAGTACTGTCGAAGAAAAGAGCACAGTATCTCGACAGGATGCAGTTTCGTGCTCAGTACTACAACAACCCGAATGACCCAGATAACAACGCAATCGACCCAGAATACTTCCAGTACTACGACAAAGCCTTTCTTAGTCGCTCTGGTGGTAGCTGGTTCTACAAGGGAAGGAGACTGAATGTCTTTGCTGCAGTTGACTTCGCATTCAGTCTACGACGCAGGGCTGACTATACTTGTATTGTGGTTGTCGGGGTTGATTCTGATCACAACTATTATGTGCTTGATATTGAGCGTTTCAAGACTGACAAGATCTCGGATTACTTCGACCACATCCTCAGACTCCACCAGAAGTGGGACTTCAGGAAACTCAGAGCAGAAGTAACCTCAGCACAACAGGTTATCGTTAAAGACCTCAAGGATAACTACATACGAAGGCATGGACTGGTACTCAGTATCGAAGACTTTAAGCCGCATAGGGCGCAAGGCTCTAAAGAAGAGCGCATCGAAGCGATACTACAACCTCGGTATTCGAATCGCCAGATGTGGCACTACCACGGCGGTAACTGCCAAGTACTGGAGGAAGAGTTAGTACTTCAGAATCCACCGCACGACGACGTTAAGGATGCTTTGGCTAGTGCGGTAGACGCAGCAGTTCCTCCTTCGAGAATGCACAGTACTACATCAAGTTTGAAAACATTTCAGAAAGCTTCCCGCTTTGGAGGGTATAGATAGTGGCCGGTGAAACTCTAGAACTAAAAGATTTGATCATAGAGGATGCTCTTGGCTGTCGAATCTCTCAATACTGGCATTCGTGGAACAACTCCCGCCAGAACAGGGTGAGCGAGTGGAAAGAAATCCGCAACTACATCTATGCTACGGATACCTCCCACACGACCAATTCCAGTCTTCCTTGGAAAAACACCACCCACATCCCTAAGGTCTGCCA